TGAAGATGTAAGTTCCAACTCCAACTCCTGTTGTAATTCCTGTTGGTCCATCAATAATAATTTGTGGAACATTAGTGTAACCATAACCACCATAAGAAACATAAACAGCAGTAACAACACCAGCCGTGTTGATTGCTGAGTATGCCCTTGCTACACTTCCAAATGATCCATCATTATCAAATGAGAGTTCATTAGAATCAAATGTTGCATGAGTATCATCAAAAGTAAAGGATTGGAAACTCACATTTGGTGCAGTTGTGTATCCAGAACCACCATCTGTAACAGTGATGTATTGAATTGTTCCAGTCGCAATTCCTGCAGTTGCAGCGGCACCAACTCCTCCTCCACCTTGAATGGTTATCCAAGGTGCTTCAGTATAACCACAACCCGCATTGATGAGATTGATGTGTGCAATCTTACCACCATATTGACCATTACAATTGGTGTAAATGTTGGTAATAGATGCCACACCAACAGCAGTTACACCACCTGCAGGAGCAGAAGAGAATCCAATAACTGGTTGTTTCTCATAAGAACCACCCATGTTTTTGATGGTGATTCTGTTGACTCCACCAGTTTCACAAACAGCAGCTGTTGCAGTTGCTGTTCTTCCAGCACCAATCATTGTGAGTGTTTGGATGTAACCAATCTGTTGAATCTCTTCATCGATTTCGGCTACATTAGTATCAATAACCTCATCCTCATAACGGAAGAGTTCACATGTAAGTTTATAAACGTAGTTCTTTTTTAACTGATAAAATGGTTGTTCGTGTTCAACAAACTTGATTTCAAATAAACGTTCACCAAGAGGGAAGTAAATCAAATCACCTTCTTTGGGACGATCTGAAAGTTCAATGTTTGGAATATTTTCAATCAGTGGAGCAATGTAATTCTCATATCTTTCTCTTGATATGATGAGAATTAAGTCATCCTTATCTTGGATACCAAACTTTGAGAGAATAGTTCCTTCACCAGTATAACCATCATAATTATCAACATATGCCTCCAGTGGATAAGCATTTCTGAATTCAGATTGAACAACTTCACGTATTACACTGTTAGATGTCATGTATTTTCGAGGCATATAAAATGTCTCAACACCATACATCCTCAACTGTTCGTTGACGAGTGATTGGATTAATCCTTGTTCTGTTTTAGTACCGTTGAGAAAGAATGGATTTAACATTTAACCACCTCAACCAATAAGATCCATTGGCGGCAATTCATAAGTGGAAGACATTCTCTCCCTAATAATTTCTAATTCTTTTTCTGCATCATCATATAATTGTCTTCCATTGAATTCAATTCCACCTGGAAGTTTAACTCCTTGGAACTTAATGAGGTTTTGTCCCCATTGTCTCTTAATCAATGATGTAAGATAAGGTTTGATGAATGAGTCATTCCAGATTCTTGTATAATCTGTACCATTCATTGCTCTCCAACAATCTAGAATAATAAAGTCACCTGCATTCACTTGATTCCAATCAACATCAATATAAAGGCGATCAGAACGTTGATTGAATCTAATTTGTTTATGAGTGTTCAACAAGAAGTTCATTGTTTCAAGGTATGACATTGCCATTGAATATGACAAGAGGTCAGTCTGTCCCCAATAGTAAATGTCATTGAGGAACAATTGATATTTGAAACTGAACATGTTAGTCATGCTCCCCTGTGCATTATCATATTGAAAGATTTTATTTACACCAATGATGTCTGCTGGAACTTGTAGATAATTACTATTTTCATAGTAAGTAAATGTTGTTGCAGTTCCTACAATTGTTGTAGTTGCAGAAGTGGAAGCAATTCCTGTTGTTCCTGAACCATTTGATGGTGCACCAAGAGGTCTTGCTAACCCGCGATCAATGTCATCCTGAGTTAGTTGATATTTTAAGTAAGACTGTTGAACACCATCAAAGTGTCTTTCATTGAAGTATTGAATTGCATCATCAACTAAGTCCTCAATTTGCTCATCAGCAACATTAATTTCAAGGACAGGAGCTCCAAGTTTCCTCAAACAATAATCAATGAGTTCTTGTCTAGTAGAGGGTTGAGCCATCTATACACACTCTTTATTGTATTTATCAGTTGTTTTTGTCTTCAATAAATTTCAAGAGTAAAGACTTAATGTCACTAATGTCAGTCTTTAACTCTTCAACATTATTCTCAAGATTTTTAATTTTTTCCTTTTCATTGGCCAATCTTTCACGATTGGCCATATAGGATTCATAACCACTTTTATCTTTATTGATAATAGCACCTGTTGTATTATCACGAAGGAGACCTTCGTGATTCTTTACACTTACAAATCTATTTTTCATATCAAGCAAGGGCAGTAACTCTAAGGTTCTTAACCTGTGGAACAAACGCTTGGTTTGTTGTGGTCAAGATTAATTTAACTCTAAAGGAATTAAATGATGGCAACTTATTGATTGTAAACTTATACTCACTAAATTGAGCAGGTGTTGGCATTTGAAGGAATGTATCTGTTTTAGGTACATTCAAATCTGGTGTTCCATCATTGAGTGAAGGATCAACTGGTATACCAGGACGATTCACATTGTCTTGATTTGCAAATCCAGGGAATGGAGTGAAGATTGTTTCATTTGCCTGAGTGTTTTGGTCAAAGGAATAGAATGCTCTAATGTCTGCATCTTCATTCAGATAAGCATCACAGATAACTTGAATTGAAGTTGCAGGGTTCTCAAGAATAATTTCCTTAGTCACATAGAAACACCTATTGGGATCTTCAGCAGTAGTATTGACTCTGAAGTCTTCAGTGTAGTTGGTAACTGGTTGATTGATTCTGTTTGATGTAAAGACAACTGCAGTCTGATCCAAGTCAATTGCAGGAGTGATTCTATTGTCAGATGAATTCAGAACCATATTGACAGTGAATGACTTATTACCTGGAAGTTCATCCAGATATGCATCTTCATTTACTTTAGAAGCAACAATTCTTGGTGAATCAAAATAGTTATTTTGATTGAGTGTTACTGCCTGGAAACCTTTGTCTTGGAATGATGGTTCAGAGCCAGAAACACTTGTTCCAGATGTTGTTCTCACAGATGCTTCAATTGTTGTTCCAGATGGTTCAATAGTATTGAAGTTAGGAACAATTTGTTCAAATGGAACATTGTAGGTTGATTTACCTCTATGACCACCACCAGTCAATGATGATGCAAAGAACAGTTTTGGAAGTGAACCAGTTCCTGTTCTGTCAGTTCCATTCTCACTCATATCAATCTTAACAGGGAATGTGTCCAGTGTGATTGATTCAGAATTAGTGACCTCATTCAATTGATGAGTTCTATTAATTCTTCTAAGTGAAACACCATTCATCTCATACTTATGAACAACAAAGTTCTGTAAGTGTGAACTAATAACAGTGTTATCTACACCTCTTGTGACACCTGTCAACTGAGTAGAAGTTGTTCCTGTGTATGAAATAATCTCATCACCAATTTTGACATAACCTGGATTTGTTAGACCAACTCCAACTCCCTCAAATGATGTGTAACCTGTAGAATTATAAACAGGAATTGAACCAGTTGCAGTGTTAGAATAATCAGCAGAAAGTTGAGTGGTTGCAACCTCTCCGCGGAGACCTTTCAGTGTTACCTGGTTTCCAAGATTGTGCATTCCATGGTTTCTCATGAAGACAGTCATGTGTTGACCATCACTATCAACTCTAATGGTTTGAGGAGAAACAGAACCACCAACAGAATAATTCAGAGCAGTTGTGAGTCCAACACTATTGGTGTAAGTTAATGTGTCAGAACTGTTGGTTGAGAATTCACCCTGAACATCAGAGATAAAGAGTTCATTATTTCCATAAAGTGTTGAAACAGAAAGTCTTGCACCAACACCAACACCAGCACCAATTGTGATAGGTGAAAGAATGTCACCAACTTTATAACCATTTCCACCATCTCTAATAGTTGCACCAATAGCAACTCCATTTGAAATGGTAATGTCTGCAGTTGCATTTAGACCAGTCCCTGTGACACTTGTGAGTGCAACACCAGTGAAGGTGTAGTAGGAAGATGAAGGTGTGTAACCAACACCAGCGTTAATAATTGCAAGATCAGAATAAGCAGAACCACCATAACCAATAAAATTACCACTTGCATTGGTGTTAAGTTGAATCACAGTGTTACCATCAACCAGTCCTGAGTCTTGAACTGTAGTTCCAAGACCAACCTTGATGTTTCTTGATGGCATTGTGATTGGATCCTTCTTCATCAACTCCAAACTGGATGGGAGATTTGGATTGAAGAATTGAACAGATCCCTGAGGAGAGAAATTAGCTCTATAGAGTTCAAACTTCAGATCCTCATACTGTGATGGAGTCCAAGTAGATGCGTTTTGTGACTTGAAGAGTGAACCAAGAAGTGTCTGAGAAGAAACAATGACTTGTCCAGACTCTTGTGCAAGAGTAGTAACATCTGGTTCACCCAATCTTGAAATCCAGACAGAATATTCAGTATTACTTGATCCAATAATAAGAGCATATTCTCTTTGACCTTCCAGATAAACTGGTGCATCAAACTTAACATTTGTTGCTACAGTTGCATCAGGTGATGTGGTAATTGTTCTTGGATCAATATTAATATTAGAGAATGCCAGAATCTTATTATTAGGTGTTCCAAGTTCAACTTCTCTGATCTGAACAAAAACTGGAGTTCTGTCAATCTGTGGAACTTCAAAGAAGAAGATGTCAACTGATGTTAAGAAAATACCAGTTGGATCATCAACAAAGAAGGATTGTGCAAGAGGGTCAGTGTAACCACCAGTCAGTTCTGTACCACCACCTGTTTCAAATGATGTAGATGCAGTGTCAGATCCACTGATTGTTCTGTTCTCAACAAAACTATCATCAACAACAACTTCTGCATTTCTAAGTGAAAGTGTAACTTCCTGGTGGAAGTCCATGTCACCTTGTGAATAGAAGATTTCTTCTGCTGATGTTGAGAATGTTCCTTCAATTCTACTATCAGTTTCACTACTGGTGAGTCTGAATTTATTTTGACCAGTTTCAAATGTTGGGTTTTCTGGATTACCAGATGGAGGAACAAGATAATTACAAATCAAAGTTCCAACTGCATCAGTTACTAATCTGACATTAGTAATTGTGGCCTGTGCTCCAGAATCTTCACCAACCAGAATCATTCCTGGTGCAATCCAACCAGCATATTGAGGTGATTCTTCAGAAGCAAGACTAAATGTATCAATATTGATTAGAGTTGAAGTTTCAGAATAAACTGGAGGAATGACAATGTCTCTATTATAAGGACTATTATCAAATACATCTGTAGGTGCATTATAAGGACCAAACTTGTGATTTGGATTTGAAACTCTGAATGTAATGTTGGCAGAAGTGGATTCCACTTCATCTTCAGCTTCCTGATCACCTGGAAGTGAACCAGTTACTGTTTCACCAACCTGGAATGTTCCAGATGTCATTTCAATTTCAACCAATTTGCTGAACACAAAATTGTTGACATCAACATTGTCAAAGAAAGAATAAACCTGGGTAAAAGGTTTCATTCTTTGAGCTGTGATCTCAATGTTTCTAGATCTCATGAAGTTAATAACTTCACGGTCAACTACGCGATCACCAAGTGATTCAGTATCAATAACTTCATTAACTGTATATTGTGTTCCTCTTCTTGACTGATCAAGACCAACAGTGACACTTGTTGAAACTGTTGTTGTTGTACTTGATGTTTGTTCTTCAACAGTAAATGTATCTGGAACACCACCAGCTGGATCCCATCTATCCAATCCAAGATTATCTGCTTCTTGTTGTGTTCCCTGTCTGGAAGAAGTAGAGGTTGAAGTGGACTGAGAAGAACTCATGTCAACATCAACATTTACACCATTGGTTTCCCAAGACTCCCACTGAATAGGACTGACTCCAGTTCTTCCACCATCTTCGTCTTCAGTGACTTCAGCCTGAACCATGTCAGTTATAGCGTTGAAGGAACCTTCCTGAACAACATCATTGACTTCAAGTTGTGTAACATCAATCCAAACATCAACAGTTGGATCAAACTTAATTGAACCAGAATAGAA